CTAACTTACTGATTTCAATAATGCTCTGGCGCTGCTATGTATGCTTTGGGGCATCTGTGGGGCAAAATCCGCGAGCCTCTGATTCAGCATTGCGATCTGCTCACTACTGCTGTCTGCCATCCACGCACCGTATACGTTGAAGACCATCTGGGCGCTCGCATGGCCCATCTGACTGGCAATGAAGCTGGGGTTAGCGCCAGCTGACAGTGACCAGCACGCATACGTGTGACGCGACTGATATGCTTTCCTGTGCCTTATACCTGCTCGCTTCATCGCTGCGTCCCATAAATCACCTATCGAGTCGACTTTGTAGATGATCCCCACCTGCTGACATCTTCTGACCAGTTGAGGGTTGAAAACAAATGTACACTCGTGGCTCTCAGTTCTGCCGTATTCGCGCAGCTGAACATCGATCCGATGCCTTTTTCCAAGCCTGGTCATTTCCGCCTGATTCCTCAGGACGCTGATCGCAGGCTGAATGAGGTGTATCACTCTGTTGGTACTGGCCTCAGTTTTCGGTAGAGTGAATTCACCCAGTTTTGTATAATTACGCCTGATTGTTATTGTTCCAGCTTCAAGATCGATATCCTCCCAGGCCAGGGAGGTCAGCTCCCCATGACGCACACCTGTGTATACTGCAAGTGACCACAGGTTTTTCGTCTGCTGATGCCGGCATGCATCAATCAGGCGAATAAATTCGTCACGAGTTAGCGGATCTGGCTCTGCCCTGGCTTTTTTAAGAGGCTTGATCCCGTCGAATGGGTTCGCCTCTAAGTAACCGTGATCTGCGGCAAACTGAAACATTCCGGCAATAGTTGTCATGTAATAATTTACCGTGACAACACTTCGTCCTTTTGCCGGGACCTTCCCCTTCATTGGCATCTGGTGACCGATCAGTAAATCTTTCCTGATATACAGTAATTCCTCTTTAGTCACCGCCGATACCAGCCGATTCCCCCCGATCCTTGGCACCATATTCCTTGTGACCGACTCATAACGGTTGAGTGCGTTCGCGCAGATTTCCATTCTCTTCAGATCCAGCCACTTTTCGGCAAGCTCTGACACTGTAATTTCTTTCTTCCCCACCCCAAAAGTCTTGAGGTTAGGGGAGTCCGGAAACTGTGCCGCGTACTCAAATGTGCCTGTTCTGATGGCAAAGCATACCGATGTCCGCAGTTCCCCGGCGATCTTCCTGTTCTTAGCGGTGTCAGGGACACCGAGGCTCTCCCTGACACGCTTACCTTTGAAATTAAACCAGATGCGCAATGTGCCACCGTGGTTTTCGACGCCTGTTGGATATGTAAATTTATCCATTGATTCCTCCAGACGCCCAAGAGCGATATGAGATTACCTTTTTCATGGCCTCAGATCACCCAGGCTGTTTGTTTTTCATTGAGGCGACCCACGCATCGACCGCTTTACGGTTGTACATGCACTCGCTGGAAGGTTTCGGATTTCCGTCCGGTGAAACGTGCACATATTCCCGCCCAACCAGCCAGCATTCTTTTCTGGCCCGGAGGATGGTTCCGGGCTTGAGCCCGGTAACCGCAATCAGAACCTTTTCGCTAACCCAGTCATTCGGTACCAGAAGAACAACGTCGCTCATAATCACCTCACACTACATCCAGGCCACGGCAGTGGCACCACACTTCAAACATCCGCTTAACCACTTCCCGGCAATAAAGCCCCTGAATATTCCGTGTCAGGTCGTAACGATTTCCGTATCGCATACGAACCCACAATTCGAAAGCCTGATTCATCATTTCACCCTCACTTCGATCCCGGCGATGACGCAATAGCGCTCGATAGCTTCTTTCACCCAGCGTCGACCTTGCTTTAAGGCTGGCGGATAAGTCTGTTTGGTCTTTGCTATTTTGTTTAATGCTGAGTTGCTTAATGGATATTTGAATCCATTAGGACCAGATGCCCACTCATGAAGTGTTACTAACTGCCCCATGCGTTTCTCTCCACTTTACCGGCTGCACCCGGCTATCTTTTATAGAAAATGCATGATGAGCACCCACCACGGAGGCCATCATTGCAGGTACGACATCTTTTCGTTTCGTTGTTATAAAGCTGGTTGGCCATCTCCTTTGAAATAATTACTGGCATCGGAACGCGGATAACCAGCCTGCGGAGTTCGGCTATTTCGTCTGCCTGCTCCATGACTCTGGCGTACAGGTCCGATGCTTCACCTTTCCACCAGGCAACATCGGATTTAAGGCGGCGCAGGCGCCGCTGTTTAAGTTTGCTCACCATATGCCATACCCGGTCATGGATATGAGCTGGCAGATAGCGAACATCACCGCCGTGATAACTACAACTTTGACTGGAGGCATTATTCGTCCTCCTCTCGACCAAGGTATGAAAGAGAGCTGATCGCCTTTGGCTTAAAATCATCGCCAGAAATCAACTCCTTCAACTTGTCTAAATCAGCCTGCGATTTTATGCGGAAAGTAAGTTGAGCTATTCCAGCTAATCGAGCATTACCGTTAACAGCGCAGTAGTGGTAAATGTATCTGTTTTCCATTACTTCACCTCCTGCTGCGGTGCTGCTGGATATGCGCTGCCTTCCTGACCTGGCTCATTGCTTCCGGTGCATGCATGCCGGTGGTCATTGGCATGCGGGCAGCGTTTGTTTCCGCATTCAGGGCAAACGACGAAGTGACTATCAGCAAATGTCACCGGGCGGCAGGTGCGGCACCAGCATTTGGTTGACGTTTCCGCGTTTTCACGAAAATGTTTGGTTGACGAATTTGAGATTTCCCGAAAATCAGGCGCTGCTGGCTGGAAAGGCTTTCTGTCTTTCACCCAGGTAACCAGTGCCTGAATGTACTTCTCAAGGGTTGCACCCAGCATTTCATCTGACTCCGGAGCCGCTATTCCAGCATTGCTGAGCGCCAAGCGCAGGCCATCCGGAATCACCAGAGAGTTGCCATCGGCACCCTGAAGCATGGCGGCGCGGCGGTTCCATTTTTCAACGCATACCTCCCTTGCGTTGTGGTGACATGAGCAAGGAATATCAGCTTTTTCAAATGATCCAACCGCGCAATAGACCTCCGCTCCGCAACTCTTGCAGTTGATTGAGTAGTCTTGGTGCTCGTGACCATTGTACTCACTACAACCTCCAGCATCTTCTTCTGGCCTGCCACCGCAGAATGGGCAAGGAAGAAGGCCATTTTCATCAGGCACAGATACCGGCGCTGGCGGGGCGGTGACATTAGCGAATGCAGCACGCAACCCAGCCTTAATTTCTTCAACTTCGTCAGAGCCTAATGATGAATCTGATATCGCATGATGGAATGCATAAGCCATATCGTCGTTGACTGACACCGGCTTCGCTTCGAGCGATGCCAGCGCTAACTTCATCGCAGCGAGCGCCATCGCCGCATCTTCGTTTACAACGCCGGGCGTCGCATCGCGCTCTTCTTCAAGCTCCGCGATTCTCAGCTGGAGCCATTCTTTGGTAAGTGTGCTCATGATGCCTCTCCTTTACCGGCTGCGGCGGACTCCAACTCATTGATGCGATTGCGAAGGGCTGCTATCTCCATCTCGGCAGCATCAGCATAATGAACGTTTGAATGCTCTTTAAGATGCCCGCACGCCATCATGAAACCACGGTGATGCTCGCGGTTAGCTCGGGCAATCTCTTCTTCGATGCGACGGTCTTTGGCTTCCAGCTCATCCAGCAGCGCCAGCACGGTGGCGGGGTTAGCGGCGGCGATGAACGCAGCGTCACGCACTTCGTTTTCACTGAACACCATGGCTATTTGCTCATTGTTCACGCCATCAGTGGAGTAAACCTCATCGTCGAACTCAACAGCCCACTGACCTTTCGTAGCCTTTTCCGCAGCTTCTCGTAATGCGCGTTTGTCGATGTTGCTCATGACTGCACTCCTTTGCGAAGCTCCATGGCGAATACTCTCGCTCTAATCGCCTCCCCCTCAAGGTCGCGAGCAGTAATCTCATGACCAGCTTCTTTCGCCAGTCGAGCAGCTGTTAGGCGACGCTCAACCAGAGCATCAACACCGCTGGCCCGCACTTCAGCAAGGAAAGCGTCTGTCTCCGGGGCTTCAACGCGGAAGTAAACCGGATCGCCGTCTTCGAAGTTGCCCGGGTCATCGACCAGTGTTTCGTGCTCATCAGCAGAGTAGGTTTCCTGACGAAGCAGGCCATGCTTTATTGCCAGCTCCTGTATTTCCGCACCATCAGCTGATCCACCTTGCCAGGCGATAGAGAGCAACGCATCGACGAATGCATCCATCCCAGCATTCTCCGCAGCCAGCGCCGCGCACTTGGCTTCAAGTTCTTCATAATTTAGTTTCATGCTGGTGCTCCTGAACGTTGTGAAGCTATGGCTTTATGCTCGTCGATAATTTCCATGGCTTCTGCATGCGCCAACCCTTCGAGAGAGATGATGCCCGTGTCACTTATCCCGGCCAGGCTTATCAACTCAACAAGGCGGCGCGCTTTCTTAACGCTAATCTCCGGCGCTATAACGCTGCGGGTGACTTTCTTTTTCCCCCTGGCGGCAGCAGAAGCTTTATCCTTCTGAAGAACCTCACCGGCCTTTTCGCCAAACTCTTTTACTCGGTCAACGGCCACATCTACAGACACGGTCCCGGACTTAACTTCTTTCTGAACGTCGTGATTGGCTGTGCTAAGAAGCAGAAGCTTTTCGACAGTAGGGACAGACTTGTTGACCAGTTTTGCTATCTCGCTGGTGGTCTGGTTGAAGGCGTTATGAAGCTCCTGAATAACAGCTGCCTGTTCCATATCGGATAGCGCGAGCTGGTTGTTACTGGTCATGATGCGCGCCAGGCGCTGAACATCGCTACCGTTGAACGGCATGATGTGGATGCGGTCTACTGGCTTACCAGCTTCTGCACAGCGCGCATAGCAGCGACGCCGACGGTGGCCTTCAACAACCCACACCCCACCTTCATCACGGGCGATAACCTCCAGCGGGGGAACGGAGCCACCGTTCATCAGATAGTTGAAGAGGTCATCATCTGCCTGGCGGGTACGTTCATCATCTTCGCGTTTGTTGAAACCTTCCCGCACATGGATTTGGTCAAGGCTGATGAACATCCCGGTATCGGTGCGCTTGATGGTCCCGTCACGGGTCATTTGCTTGAATGAGTTAGCCATCAGAGAGTCACCTCGTTATTTTGGGAAATAACGACGGTAGACAACTCACGCAGTTCTCGCTGGGCTTCCAGTAAATGCAGATTGGTTCTGATCTTCGTGTGGCGTTCAACAATGCGGTCACACTCTTTGGCCCAGCTTGCGACATCTTCACGCAGAGTAGCGTTCTGAACAGCCAGTTCCTTACGCTGAGCCATCGCCTCACAAAGCGCGACGCTGGTATAGTCCAGGCGGTTAGCCAGTTCGGTCATAATTCCGCGATAAGCTGGCGGAAGGAGAGGGGCAGCCTTACGCGCTGCGTCGATCAGCTGCTCCCGGGTCATACGTGGTTGTAACTCGGTGACGTTCTGTGTGTTCGTCATGGATAGTTTCTCCGTGTTATGAGCGCTCTGCACAGCGCTGAATTTTGGTTGCACGAATCCCTCGCCGGTTGGCGACAAAAAATTAAGGGGGTTCGTTTTAGTAAGCACCCAACCAGGGCACTTAGTGAAACGGGCGGCTGCCACCGCCAGTCAGCTTCTCCACAATTGGAAGCGCGTTCTCCTGAGTTGATTTAACGACTACGGCCTCTCAAGTTGAACGCTGAACGCGCTTTCAGTTGTGTAAAAGGGGCGGTCGACATTAAGGACATTCAAAACTGCCGACCGCCAAGACTACACACAGCAATCAAAACCTTGCCTGTCTTTTCACCACATCAGGCTCGGTGGTATTCTTGGAGCTCTCACACAGCCAAGAAAAGGGAATGCAAATGACTAAAGAAGAAAAAGTTATTTATTTAATGCGTCTCGCGGTAGACACTATAGTGCTTATCGTTCTGCACAAATCGCATCGGGGAAGGGTATGAACGCAGACCATGACCCAATCGAAGCAATTGAAAAAATCTACAACAAGTACGAAGCACTACTCGACAAAAAACTCGCTGAGTGAGTTAGGCAGAGACTTATCAATAATCTCCATCACTACACGTAAGTTACTTGGAGTGGGCTTAAGTCCTCTGGATAAAAGCTCACTTTTCAAGACAACGAGAATTTGAGAACTTAAGACCAGAAGCTGCTCACCAGTAATAACTGACGCATCAAAAATTTTTTCATCCATTTCCAATCTCTTCTTTTAAATTCAGTTAAGCCAGATTTCCTCGTCTCTTCCGAGGTGTCACACCTGATCGCCACGCTGGTGAAACGTCTCTGGCCGTCGTACTTGCCTGGCTTGCACATTCCGGCTACCCGCTGGATCTGGATACTTGAAGGAATCCCCGGACCGCTGCGGCACATATGCCATATGCCGTACTGCTAACTACCACACCGGCGCAGATAACTGCGAGTACCCTTGGTGTGATTTAAATGTACCTTTAGTTACTTAAATGGTCAAGCGAGGAATGTACTTTTTGTTACCTGAAGGGGTGAAAAAAAATGCCAGTAGGATATCTGGCATTGGAAATGAATAACTTAGATGTTCTGGGTTATCTGAACTACCTTCCCAACGATCCGGCAGTTTCCGTCTATTGGGATAGGTTTAAATGCAGGATTTAGGGGCATTAAGTAAGCGTAAGGGCTATCCCAGACAAGCTTTTTTACCGTTGCCTCAGCTGAGCCATCAAGTATCGCCACCACAATTTTTCCGTAGAGGTCATCTAGTTGGCCATAATGAGGTTCAACAATAACGATCGATCCTTCTGGAATGGATGGCAGGCCGTGAGGGTTGGTCATTGACTCACCGCGAACTACCAGGCCGAATACTTCATCAGAAACGTTTGCAGTGGTTTGCGTCCATGAAATCACATCAGAAAGCCTTGAGCATGCATAAGTATCAGTCCACATACCAGCCTGAACAGCGGAGATAATAGGGACTGCCGTTGGGGGCTTAAGGAACGGAACAACTTTTGTATCGTCCTGCGCTTCCACACCCTGACCGTAAAGAATCCATTCTGGAGTTGTCTGCAACGCCATTGCCAGCTGGTGGAGGTTCTCACCATCAGGTTTGGTTGTACCGCTCTCCCACTTAGTTACGGAAACACGGCTGACGCCTAAGCGTTTAGCCAGGGTCTGCTGTGTTATGTCGAGCTGGACTCGTCGGGATCTTATTCGGTCTTTCATCTCTGTTTTCATGTAACCAATGTTACATTGATTCCTTGTAACTGTTGTTTGCTATTTGATGTACCTTTTGTTACCTTTAAGGCGTGAGTTAACCAGGAGGAACCATGCGTAAATCAGAAGTCATTGAGCACTTCGGCGGCGTATCAAAAACCGCAAGTGTTCTTGGGATTTCCCACCCGGCAGTTTGCCGATGGGGTGAGGTCATCCCTCAAAAGCAAGCGTTCGTCATCGAGCGAATTACGAAAGGCAAGCTTAAGTACGATGCGAGCCTTTATCAAAAGGCTACAGATTCAGCTGCTTGAAAGTAACTACAAAAGGAAAATCAATATGGTAGAGCCAAGCCTGAAAGAAGTAGTTAAAGCGATGTGCAAAGCGTACCCAGGAGGCCGTGAAGCTATGGCCGGTGCTCTTGGCATGTCAGTAACGCAGTTCAACAACAACCTGTATGAGAAGAATGGTTGCCGGTTCTTCGAAGTGAACGAGCTGGAGGCCATGGAAGACATCTCGAATACATCCCTCCTGGCGGATTACTTTGCCCGTCGTCGCGGCGCGCTGCTGGTGGACGTTCCTCAACTTGAAGACCTTGACCGTGTCGACCTGTTTGATCGTGCCATGAGAACGTCAGCAGCGCGTGGACGTGTTGATACCGTGATCCAGAGAGCTCTCGAAGATGGAGTAATCGAACGTCATGAAGCTGAAGAAATCAACGAATATCACCGCCGTCATCTGGCAGCGCGTGAAGAAGAGATCCGCGCGATTGTCGCGCTGTTTAGCCGTAAGAAAAGCCAAAAGAAGTGACGCCCGCGAGTGTGCAGCTCCGGGCGTCGTGGCGTGTCGTATTCAGTGGAGAAACTAACGCATGAACAGTTTAAACCGATTGAGACCAGCGAAGCAATTCAGATGCCTTCCACTGGTAGGGAAAGATTCCCCGTTCGGCTATGTGGAGAGATTAAACAACCAGGCGGATGAGAACAACTACCAGCCTGTGAACGCGATGGTAGAGGCATTTGCACTGATGAACGAGAAGGGGCGTGAGGAATGGCTGAAGTTGACCGGCGATTCAGAGACCACAGAGGCATCACCGTCCACGTCATCAGATGGGAGCCCGAGACCCGACGCGTTATATACCTTCGCGAAGGGTACGATCATGAGTGCTTCAGCCCTCTTGAGCAATTCCAGCGTAAATTTACAGAGTTAAAGGACGACCATGAGCCTGTTAATGCCATCCCGCCCGATAGTGATTAACCCTGACCTTGCGTACAGCATTGGGCTGAACGAGGCCATTGCGTTGCAGCAGGTTAATTACTGGCTGAAAGAAACCACCTCCGGACTGGAGCGTGACGGCGTGCGCTGGATTTACAACACCAATGAGCAGTGGCTGGAGCAGTTCCCGTTCTGGTCTGAATCCACCCTGAAGCGCACATTCACCCGCCTGAAAAACCTTGGCGTACTCAAAGTTGAGCAGTTGAACAAGTCTCAGCGCGACATGACGAACTATTACACGATCAACTACGAAAGTGAGCTTTTAGATGAGGTCAAAGTGACCAAATCGAAGAGTTCAAAATGCACTCTTCCATCAGGTCAAAATGAACCGATGGAAGAGGTCAAAGTGGAACGTTCCATCGGGTCAAAACGAACCGCTCTCATCAGGTCAAATTGCACTGTTGTTCTTACAGAGAATACAACAGAGAATACTACAGATATTAAAAACCCTATTTGTCCGGTTGCGCCGCAACCAGACGGTGATGTGTTGATCACCGATCAGGCTAAACAGGTTTTAACCCATCTGAACCAGGTGACCAGTTCGCGTTATCAGGTTTCAACAACCTCGCTGCAAAACATTCGTGCCCGAATCGGGGAGGGCTTCACCGTTGAAGAGCTGTCGCTGGTGGTGGACTACTGCAACGCCAAGTGGAGCGACGATTTAACTATGGCGGCCTACCTGCGCCCACAAACGCTTTTCCAGCCAACGAAGTTTCCAGCGTACCTGAAGTCCGCTACCAACTGGGCGAATGCCGGAAGGCCAGCGCGAGTTAACGGCAAGTGGGAGCGTGAGGATGGAATCTTCAAATCCAGCTTCCAGAATACCGACTACAGCAAAGTCCCGGCGGGCTTCAGAGGAGCGAACTCATGAGCCTTCTGAAAGATATTCAAATATTCATCGCTGATAATCCTGGTTTAACGAACAAACAGATCGCAGCTTCAATGCCTCAATACGACGTTCACGCTGTTCAGCGCGGTGTATGCCATCTGGTCAAACTGAATCGCGCAACCCGCCAGCATAACGGCAAGTGCTACCAGTATTTTGCCAAAGCACCGGGTGGGGAGGTTGGCGAGGGGCGTTCTGCACTGAAAATCAACCGGGCTGATAAACCAGCTGTACCAGAGCAGGAAGAAGGTCTGAATCCGGCTGTGACCACAATGATGGATAAGGCTCAAGGCCTGTTTGAAAAAGGTCTCTACCACCGTGCGGCCACCGTTCTGATGGATGCCTTCAATCTTACTAAGAACGAAGAGCAGCGGATGAAGATACTGATTGAGCGTCAGCGTTGCCTGAGCATGGCGCCGAAAGTTAAAGCACCCTCTGATGCATGGTGTCTGGCTGGCCGAGCGAGGAATGTCTGATGAAATATTCACTGATTTATGCCGACCCTGCGTGGGAATACGGGAACACCATCAGCAATGGCGCTGCAAATAACCATTACGGCACGATGAAGCTTATCGACATGAAGCGCTTGCCGGTTTGGGACCTGGCTGCCGATGATGCAGTTCTGGCTATGTGGTTTACCGGAACCCATACCCGCGAAGCTATCGAACTGGCTGAAGCGTGGGGCTTTAAGGTCCGCACGATGAAGGGCTTTACCTGGGTGAAGTTCAACCCACTGTCAGAGAAGCATATCAACAAAGCACTTCAGGCAGGCCGTGTGGAAGATTTTTACGACTTCCTCGACCTGCTGAACGCACAGACACGCATGAACGGCGGAAACTACACCCGAGCCAATACCGAAGACCTCTTGATCGCCACCAGGGGAAATGGACTTGAACGCAATTGCGCCAGCATCAAGCAGGTTATCTACAGTCCACTCGGTAAGCACAGCCAGAAGCCAGCAGAGGCGCGTTTCCGTCTGGAAAAACTTTATGGTGACGTCCCGCGCATCGAACTATTCAGCCGTTGCGGTGCGCCTGGCTGGGACCACTGGGGAAATCAATCTGAATCACCAGCCGTTGAGCTTATACCGGCAGTTGCCGTTCCCATGAAAAAACAACAGGAGCGCGCCGCATGAAAAAGCTATCTACCGAGCATGAGAACGCTGTGCGTGATGTAGCCCGTCAATGCAACGATGCCATCAAAAAAGCCCTAAAGCAGAAGCCAAAGCCAAGCTGGAATGTCGTAGTGCCTCCGATCCTGAAGGAGTACCACGAGAAGGTTAAACCTATGGGAGTTAGCCTGGTGATGTTCAACAGCGTAATCGGACGCCTGAACGGGCGTTATGGAGTCGAGTCATGATCGAATTAACGCCGCGTCAGAATGAAGTGTTCGAAGCTATCAAGGTTCATATCGAAAAGGCTGGCTTCCCACCTACGATGCTGGAGCTTGCCGGATTAATTGGCTGCGCATCACCGAACGCTGCTGTAGCGCACGTGAAGTCAATTAAGAAAAAAGGTTACATCACTGTTGCTCCTGGCGCTGCCAGGGGCATTACCGTCGTCAAAACGGAATGGAATGCAGATCCAGTGACGATCATCAAAGACCTGCTATCCGGTGGAGATAAGGCCAGAGATAAAGCTGTTGAATGGCTGAAAAAACAGGGAGTGACGTTATGAAACTGGTGCTCCCGTTCCCACCGAGCGTAAACACATACTGGCGAGCCCCAAACAAGGGGCCGTTAAAAGGCCGCCATCTTATCAGCGAGAAGGGCAGGGCATACCAGAGCGCGGCATGTGCAGCGATCATTGAGCAACTGCGTTGCTTACCAAAACCTTCATCATCACCACCTGCGGTGGAGATCCTTCTCTTTCCTCCAGATGCCCGCCGCCGCGACATCGACAACTACAACAAGGCTCTGTTTGACGCGCTCACGCATGCAGGCATTTGGGAGGATGACAGCCAGGTGCAGAGAATGTTGGTGGAGTGGGGGCCGAAAGTGCATGGCGGAAGGGTAGAAATATCGATAACCAGGCATCAACCAACAATGGGGGGAACTGGGTGAGAGCCATACTGACGCCTGAAATTGCGCCGATATCCGGGGTGGTTCTGTTCCGCCCTGGTACCGAACTGCTCTGGCTATTCCGTCAGGGAAGGGTAGTTATTGAGCCACCATCCGAAGCTATCCAGCATCTGCCATCTGGATTAATCCCTGAAGCCCACCAGCCCCTGACTGACGATGTCAACATGCAGGCTATTTTCGTTAACGAAAGGCTCATTCAGCGAGCTGGTGGGCTGAGTAGCCTTGATGCCTGGCTGGAGAGAAAATTTGAATGCCAGTGGCCTCACACTGACTGGCATGCCAGTGACTTTACGGTAATGCGCCACGCTCCGGGGAGCATTCGTCTTTGCTGGTCGTGTGATAACCATTTACGTGAGCAAACCACTGAAAGACTGGCAGGAATTGCCATGCAGAACCTGGTAAAATGGCTGCTGGAAAGGGTAAATATTGATTTAGGTTTCAGCCCTGACCACACTCTTTCGCTTCCTGAGTTCTGCTGGTGGATGGTACGTAATGATCTGGCTGACCTTGTTCCTGAATCAGTGGCGAGTAAAGCACTCAGAATCAAGCCAGAACAGCACAGTTCAGTGATGAGGGAAAGCGACATTGTCCCGTCATTACCGGCTACGCAAATCTTTCAGGAGAAGGCAAAAAAGATAGTGGTGGTGAAGGTTGATCCTGAAGCGCCGGAATCTTTCATGCTGAGGCCAAAGCGCCGACGCTGGGAAAACGAGAAATACACCCGCTGGGTGAAGTCGCAGCAGTGCTGTTGCTGCAATAACCCGGCAGACGACCCCCACCACCTGATAGGCCACGGGCAGGGTGGAATGGGTACCAAAGCGCATGACCTGTTTGTGATACCGCTGTGCAGAGCGCATCACGACGAGTTACACGCTGATCCTGTGGCATTTGAAGCGAAATATGGCGACCAGTTAACGCTGCTGTTTCGGTTTTTAGATCGTGCGCTGGCAATTGGCGTACTGGCGTAAGTGGAGACGCAAATGATCAATCCTTCAGAAGTAGGTAAATCCGGCGAGTTGGTTCGCCTTCGCACTCTAGAAAGTATCTGGGTACAGGGAAAGCTCCGCATGTGGGGCCGCTGGTCTTATATCGGTGGTGGCTCGGGCGGAAACATGTTCAACCAGCTGCTGGCATCCGGGAAAATAACCAAATCCGCCATCAACGATGCGCTGCGCCGCATGAAGAAATCCGGCATCACTAAACCCGAGCTGGAAGCATACCTGCGTGAAATCCTCGACAGTAAAAACAAAACTGGCCTGGCGTTCTGCTCAGACGAGGAGGGGCTAATCATTGACGGCGTTATTGCAGCGGTATTGATGAACGAAGAATACCGTGGGCTGTATGGCGTGATTGTTGATCGTCATCGTCTGCGTAAAAGCAAACTCCAGATGGCTAAAGAGCTTAATTCAAAACACCCCGACTGGACCCTTATTACATGCCGTCGTCGCATTGATACATGGGTTAGTCTTGCAGAATCGATCCTTTACGCACCACTTTGTGATGCGTTCGGCACAAATGGCGACAGATTTAAGTTGCATAGTGAGCAAGAAAGTGCTTAAATTGTGGTAAGCTCGGGACAGTAAAGCGTACTGAGCAACAAATCAAAACATAAACCCGCCACTGCTGCGGGTTTTTTATTTTAAGGGCTGCCTCCGGGTGGCCTTTTTTGTTTCCCCTCGTTCTGAGAGGACTCACGGCAATAAGAGGGGGCTAAATGTCCGATCCTGTTTCTGGCGCTACGGTAGCGGCTGGTGGTCTCATGGGGGCCAGTATCTTTGGCCTGGCAACCGGTATTGATTACGGCGTGGTGTTTGGTGCATTTGCTGGCGCGGTGTTCTACGTCGCTACCGCGGTAAATATCAGCCGCCTGAAGCTGGTGGGCTACTTCATCACCTCATTCATCTTCGGCGTTATTGGCGCTCCACTTCTTGGCTCTTACTTCTCCAAATGGACGGGGTATAGCGACAGGCCACTTGATGCGCTGGGCGCGGTAATCGTAGCCGCTATTGCGATTAAGCTGCTGACGTTCGTCAACAGCCAGGATTTGGGTAGCCTGTTTGGAATTCTCTCTCGTTTACGTGGAGGAGGGACCAGCAATGGTAACAAGTGATCCGAGTGCAATGGCGAATGCCATCATCTGCGGGGTAATCGTTCTTGCCCTCATGTTCTACCAGCGTGGAGGGGCGAGACATCGTCCACTGATATCGCTGATGGCTTATTTCACGGTGCTGGTTTATGCCAGCATCCCTTTCCGTTACCTGTTCGGCTTGTATCACGAATCGCACTGGTTTGTGGTGCTGGTGAACGTTCTGATTTGCGCTGCTCTTCTCTGGGCACGGGGAAATATGGCGCGTCTGGTTGATGCACTGAGGCACTAATGAACCAATCACAATTTCAGAGGGCGGCTGGTATCAGCGCCGGGTTAGCTGCGCGCTGGTTTTCGCATATCGACGCCGCCATGAAGGAATACGGCATCACCGCACCGCTTGATCAGGCGATGTTTATTGCCCAGATGGGGCATGAAAGCACCAGATTTACCCGACTGGTGGAAAACCTGAATTATGCGGCAGAAAACCTGGTCCCTACGTTCGGCAGCCACCGCATCACGCCACAGCAGGCCGCCGCACTTGGCAGAACTGCAACGCAACCGGCAAACCAGAAAGCGATCGCCAATCTGGTATACGGTGGTGAGTGGGGAAAAGAACACCTTGGCAATCAAGTTACCGGTGATGGCTGGAAATATCGCGGTCGCGGGCTGAAGCAAATCACCGGACTCAGCAATTACCGCAACTGTGGCCACGCGCTGAAGCTGGACCTTGTAACCCACCCGGAGCTGCTTGAACAGGATGAATACGCCGCGCGCTCAGCCGCATGGTTCTATGTATCTCGCGGTTGCCAGCTTCATTCCGGAGACGTGGAGCGCGTAACACTGCTTATCAATGGCGGGCGAAACGGACTGGATAAACGCCGCACGCTGTTTAATTTAGCGAAATCCGTTCTGGTGTGAGGTGAATGTGGGTATCGAAACGATAATCGGGCTGGCCGCGTTGATAATTTCCGCTATCGCCGGTGCTTTTGGCCTGGGTCATATTCGCGGCGCCAGCAAAGCGGAAGCAAAAGCTGACCAGCAGCGCAACGAAGATAACGCAGCGGCAATGGTCGCAGCAGCCGAACGCAGGGTAGAAAAAACGAAAGAGGCCAGCAATGTACAGCAGACTGTTAACCATATGCCTGGCGACGATGTTAATCGCGAGCTGCGTGACACGTGGAAGCGTCCCGGTGGTGGTTGATACTGCCTGTGACTGGGTAAAGCCAATCTACCTGACCGATCATGACATTGACGTTATGGACCGCCAGACGAAGAAAGACATCCTGGCGCATAACAAAGCGTGGCAGAAAAATTGTAATATTCATTAAAAACATCCCCTCGGAAAGATAATAAAGTTCAGATCAAACCGAGGGGGAGCGTTAATTATCGTGCAAGAAACTTAACAAACTCGATGATAGCGGTGGCTACTGTTACCGTGTTGGCGCCGTTAGCTATCCAAGAACTTAAGCCGGATTTCCAAAGTTTTTGGGCAATCTTTTCTGGCTGTGGTTCTGGAGTATGACGAGTCTCTTCTATTAGTTGGCGAACTTTATTGATATCTACGCCTTCTTTAAACAGGGGCGCTAATTCTTCTGGTATACCTGAGTCGATTAGCACTGCCTTACCGTTTCCCTGAAACAAAGTGTCGTGCGCCTCAAGTTGTACATCACCAGAAGCAACAATACCTATTCCATTATTGATGAACTGACAGCCTGTAAATGTTGCTTTCGTCATAAGCATTAACCTCTGTGATTGAGCTGTGCATAAGCCTAAGTGATGAAAAAATCTTTCTCACTCATTTGAATTTTACCCTCTCCACACCTGGAGATCCTTTCCGGAGTTTTTACAATATTGTTAAATTCACGGAGTTGAGATGAATGTCACTATAGACAGCATCCAGTATATTCCTGCCGGTTCGGTTTCATCTCGGATCGGAATTGCCATTTCCACACACCAGCGCGCGGACATTCTCAAACGTGCACTCGAAAAGCATATGAAGCATCTGCCAGCCAGTGCGCTAGTGGTTGTTATTGATGATGGTTCAAAACCAGCAGCGGTAGTGCCCGACGGCGTTCAGCTGCTTCGACATGAAACATCCCTTGGCATTGTTGCTTCGAAGAACGCTAGCCTGTCAGCCCTGATGGATGCCGGGTGTGAGCATCTGTTTTTATGGGATGATGACGCCTGGCCTATTGCTGATAACTGGCACCTCCCTTACATCCAATCGCCAGAGCCGCACCTGGCTTACCAGTTTCTCGATCTGGCAGGAACGAATAAGCTGAAGGATATGGCGGTCCTGTACCGGGATGATAAGCACATCGCTTACACCGGGCAGCGCGGCGTGATGCTGTATTACCACCGTAGCGCTATCGAGAAGGTTGGCGGTTTCGATCCGGTTTACGGTCGCGGCATGTACGAACACAGCGACCTCGCCCTACGCATCCATAATGCTGGCCTGACGACATGGGCTTACGGTGATGTGGTCGGTTCAGAAAAGCTGATCCATTCTCTCGATGAGCATGAAGCCGTAGAGCGTTCGGTACCGCGTCCCGACCGACAGGCGCTGGTGGAACGTAACGTGAAGATCCATAACGAACGGCGTGATGCCGGGTTTACTGGTTACGTTGAATACCGCCAGCAGCGCGACGTGGTTATCACAACGCTGCTTACCAGTCAGCCTGACCCGCAGCGCGGCACGAAAATGTCGGCCTCGCCTGACATGCTGAGCAAATGGGCGGCCTCGCTTCGCCAGTGTGGTCGTATAGCGCTGGTGGATGAATTACTGACGGCCCCGGAAGATGTTGAGCTATGTCGCGTTCCTGACGTGAAGATGAATGTCTACTTTCGTCGCTGGTTGCACATCTGGCAGCGCCTGCGAGATCACCCTGAATACCGGTTCGTCTGGTGTACTGATGGTACCGATGTCGAAATGCTTCGCGCGCCGTGGGAAGAAATGGAACCCGGGAAGGTGTATGTCGGTTCTGAACCGAAGACCTACGCTGACTCCTGGGCGAAACAGAATCATCCTGAGCGTATCTATCAGGAGTTCATTGAAGAGCATCGCAACGATGTGATGCTAAACGCTGGGCTGCTGGGTGGTACCCGCGCTGATGTGATGGCGTTTGTTCACGGCATCATCCGTCTTTACTACCGGATCGAGAGCTATCGTTTCTGGAAGAAAGAACAGGCTGGCGCCGCGGTGGGGGACATGATCGCTTTTGGCATTGTCGCTAAGTCTTTTGGCGATCGCATTGTCACCGGCCCGCGCATCCATACAGTTTTTAAAACTGATGGCATCGGCAAAGAAAATGCCTGGTGGCGCCATAAATAACAGGAGTTCTTATGATTTCGTATGAGGTTGAGTTCCCGACTGAAAAATCGTTTAGCTTAAAAATTAATGGTTACTCTTCAGCAGAGGGACTGGACTGTAAAACGGTTGAGGCTATTGGCGGAGACGTCAAAGTACAAATCGATAAGAAAATAATGCTGACTGTACCTTATCGTGAAGACATTACGGCAGACTTTACTCTTGAAGGTTACAAGCAGCGCGCTGAAACTCACGCGAAAACTGTAATCGATCAGATTGTGAATGCGGCTCAGCACCGAGCCGCTGACGATTTAATTCAGGAAGTTACGAACGCGGTTGCTTCTTCTGAATTATTTTCTCAACTCTCTTAATCGCTTCGTGAGCATCTGGGGCAGATGAAATTTCAGGCGGTGTAACCTCCTTCAGTACATCTATCAGAACGTCCCCAACATTCTGTTTTGGTGACAGCTTGTTAACAGCTTCAATAATCAAAGAAAAAACCAGTTTATTGGTGGCTTTTTCAATCTTTAATTCACGTTGTAAATCTGCAACTGCTTTTTCCAGTTCTGACATGGAACCCATGGGTATTTTCCTTTTCGGAGGTAATCAGCCATCCCCCCGCGACAGAGTGCGCCAGTGTCCCACCACTGACGGGCTGAATGCTTACCTTAACCAGGGTTAAAACGAAGCAACACCCTGATATTCAGACAGTAGCCGCCATCGTGCGGCTTTTTTATTGGAGATTCGCTGGTGGCTGAAGAGATTAAGTTTGTGGTGGTCGGCCATCACTCTCGCACAGGACATGCACAACGTCTTGCTGCGCTGCTGGATGCTCATCTGCTGATTGATGACGGTAACCACGGTGCGAACTGGAATCATCGCCGCGCGCTTGAGTGGGCAGCAGAGCAAACATGCCGGGTAGTAGTGTTGGAAGACGACGCACTGCCAGTACATGGATTCGCCGAAAAGGTAACGTACTGGCTGGCGCGCTTCCCTGACGACATGCTGAGCTTTTATCTCGGTACCGGCCGACCGCCGCAGTATCAGAAAGAGATTGCCGGAATGCTGGTGGAATCAGACAGAGTAAACGCTGATTACCTTGTTCTTAGCAAACTGATTCACGGCGTATGTTATAGCCCTCCTCAGGGCAGGCCGGCGCGCATGCTTAACGCATGGAATAAAACGCTGGCAGCTGATTACGCCGTCGGTGAGGCATTCGGTGGTCGGGTGATTTATCCGTGTTACTCGCTGGTGGATCACGCTGACCTCCCGACGGTTGAGCGTCACCCTGACAACGAACCGAGGACGGAACGCCGCCGCGCATGGAGACTGGCATGAACAAAGAGCCCCGCGTATATGGCAGCCGATGGGATAAGGCCCGTCTGCGTTTCCTGCAGCAGCACCCACTATGTGTGATGTGCGAGCAGCAGGGGCGCATAACCCCAGCAACGGTGGTTGACCATATCGAGCCCCACAAACTTAAAGATGCGCTTAAGTCAGGTAACCCTCTGGCCATATCGAAAGCACAGCACCTGTTCTGGAGTAAAGAGAACTGGCAGCCACTGTGCAAAGCACATCATGATTCAACGAAACAGAGAATGGAGAAGAGCGGCGCGGTAATAGGCTGTGATGCCAACGGCTACCCGCTCGATCCTGCGTCTCACTGGAGGACATAATGAAAGACCTCATCATTGAATACCGCGATGGTAAGTTTGTTCAGCTGACAATTGATGGCGTAGCGATGAAGACTGTTACCTCTATTCAGTTCTCTCACACGGTAGGAGAAAACGTGCCGACGCTGACCTTCTCAGGTCATGTGTGGCCCGAGCATGGGAAAGGCGCTCAGAAACTCGAACAGGTTGATAAACAGACCTCCTGGCATGATGAAGCAAAGCAGATTATGAACGATTGAAATCGTTTTAAATGCAATCATTTCAAGTGAGAATGAATCCCATCAAGGGCAGGGGGGGATCAAATCTTCAAAACCTTTGCCCCAAATGACCGCCGCCAAAGTTTGATTTTAACGCTAACCCGATTTTTTTAGTTTTAAGGTGTTGACATATGGCAGATAAACGAACCCGTTCCGACAGTTCGGCGGCAGCGGTTCAGGCCATGAAAAATGCAGCAGTGGACACCATCGATCCTCCGTCCCATGCAGGTTTGGAAAAAAAAGCCGAACCATTCTGGCATGACAATATCAGATCGAAAGCTCTGGACAGTTGGACGCCGGCCGACCTTCTGGCCGCTGTAGAACTGGCAAATAACCAGCTCTATATCACGGTTTTGCGTAAGGATTTACGCAAAGAAGAGCGAACACGCGGAGAGGGCCGCGAAGAAGGGCTTATCAAAGACCTCCGCAAGCAAATTGTTGAGCTGCAGCGAACTATTCTGGCCCAGCGCCGTGACCTCCAGATCCATTCCCACGCAACCAACGGCGAAAGCCGCGACCAGAAGAAACGCAATCAGAATGATCGTGATGCACGAAATACCAAAACCGAGCATCAGGACCAGGACGACAACCTGATCGCCTTTCCCAAGCACGGATAAAAGACTATGACGCGAGGTGAGCGTGTAATAGCGTTCATTGAGCGCTTTTGCATCGTGCCGGAAGGCAAGCTTATCGGCCAGCCTATGCGGTTGGACCCCTTTCAGAAAGATTTCATCCTGGCGGTTTACGACAATCCAGCCGGAACGGATATGGCGATCCTCAGCATCGCCCGAAAAAACGGTAAAACAGGCTTAATCGCTGGAATCCTCCTGGCTCACCTGGTGGGGCCTGAAGCGGTCCAGAACACGCAGATTGTCAGCGGTGCACTTAGCCGGGAACAGGCGGCCATCGTTTTTAACCTCGCGGTGAAGATGGTCAACCTGAACCCTAAGCTGCAGGAGATTGTTCACATTACGCCAAGCGGCAAAAAGCTGATCGGCCTACCGTGTAACGTCGAATACAAGGCTTTATCCGCAGAAGGAAAGACGACGCATGGCCTTTCCCCCATTCTGGCCATTCTCGATGAAACCGGGCAGGTTAGGGGGCCGCAGGATGATTTTATCGATGCAATAACTACCGCGCAGGGGGCGCATGAAAACCCGCTGCTGATTGTTATCAGTACGCAGGCAGCAAACGATGCTGACCTGCTGAGCATCTGGATTGATGATGCGGTCAAATCGAAAGATCCGCACATCGTGTGCCACGTTTATGAAGCGCCAAAAGACGCTGATATCAGTAAACGCGAGTCCTGGCTGGCTGCGAACCCGGCGCTGGGAACATTCAGGTCAGAAAAAGACATGGCGCGCCAGGCCGAGAAAGCAGGCCGAATGCCAAGCTTCGAAAATACCTTCCGAAACCTCAACCTCAATCAGCGCGTTTCTACCGTATCGCCGTTTATTTCCCGCAGCGTGTGGGAGCTTTGCGGAGAGATGCCGATTAACACCCAGAGGAAGTGGTACGCGGGGCTGGATCTGTCAGCCAGGAACGACTTAACGGCGCTGGTTATAGCTGGTGAAGCAGATGATGGTGTTTGGGATGTTTTCCCCTTCTTCTGGACACCGCAAAAGACTCTTGAAGAGCGAACCAAAACGGACCGCGCACCCTATGACGTTTGGGTGAGAGAGGGGCTGCTTCGCACCACGCCAGGCGCTTCGGTGGATTACTCATTCGTCGTTGCGGATATCGCTGAAATTATCGGTGATTTCGACCTTACCTCGATGGCTTTTGACCGTTGGCGCATTGACCAGTTCAGGAAGGATGCCGATGCCATTGGGCTGAACCTCCCGCTGGTCGAGTTCGGACAGGGCTTTAAGGATATGGGGCCGGCTGTAGACACGCTGGAGTCTCTGATGCTTAACGGGCGTGTGAGGCATGGCATGCACCCCGTATTAACGATGTGTGCTGTGAATGCGGTGGTGGTGAAAGATGCTGCTGGTAACCGCAAGCTCGATAAATCCAAAGCAACGGGCCGTATTGATGGCATGGTCGCAATGACAATGTCCGTTGGTGCTGCTAATGGGGAAGTTACCGAACAGGGTGGTGACTTCGACGACTTCATTTTCCGACCGCTGAGCATGTGATGGAAGAACCTAAATACACGATTGACCTGCGAACCAATAACGGCTGGTGGGCAAGGCTGCAGTCCTGGTTTGTCGGCGGGCGTTTAGTCACCCCAAATCAGGGCTCACAAACGGGGCCCGTTTCGGCCCACGGACACCTGGGCGATTCATCCATTAACGATGAACGCATACTGCAAATTTCGACGGTGTGGCGCTGCGTGAGCCTGATTTCAACGCTCACCTCATGCCTCCCGCTTGACGTTTTTGAAACGGACCAGAATGACAACCGTAAAAAAGTGGATTTGAGCAATCCGCTGGCGCGACTGCTGCGCTACTCGCCGAATCAGTATATGACCGCCCAGGAATTCAGGGAGGCCATGACGATGCAGCTCTGTTTCTTCGGTAACGCGTATGCACTGATTGACCGCAACAGCGCGGGTGACGTGATCAGCCTTCTCCCGCTTCAGTCAGCCAGTATGGATGTGAAACTTGTCGGAAAAAAAGTGGTTTATCGCTATCAGCGCGACAGCGAATACGCCGACTTTTCGCAGAGAGAGATTTTTCACCTTAAAGGCTTCGGCTTTACCGGGCTTGTCGGCCTGTCACCCATCGCTTTTGCCTGTAAATCGGCAGGCGTGGCGGTGGCGATGGAGGATCAGCAGCGAGATTTCTTTGCCAATGGCGCCAAATCGCCTCAACTCCTCATGACCGGTGACAAAGTTCTCACAGAGCCGCAGAGAAACCAGATTGAAGAGAACTTTAAAGAGATCGCCGGCGGCCCGGTAAAAAAACGCCTCTGGATTCTGGAAGCGGGGTTTACCACTTCACCAATTGGCGTAACGCCACAGGATGCCGAAATGATGGCGTCCCGGAAATTTCAGGTAAGTGAACTGGCGAGATTCTTTGGCGTACCGCCTCACCTTGTCGGCGACGTCGAGAAATCAACGAGCTGGGGATCGGGCATCGAGCAGCAGAATCTCGGCTTCCTGCAGTACACACTGCAGCCCTATATCTCCCGGTGGGAAAACAGCATTCATCGGTGGCTTATTCCTGCTAAGGATGTTGGCCGCATTCATGCTGAGCACAATCTCGACGGCCTGCTGAGGGGCGATTCGGCATCCCGCGCAGCCTTTATGAAGGCAATGGGAGAGGCAGGATTACGCACCATCAATGAGATGCGCCGAACGGACAACCTCCCGCCATTGCCGGGTGGCGATGTGGCAATGCGCCAGTCGCAATACGTGCCGATCACCGACTTAGGAACCAACAAAGAGCCCCGTAATAACGGGGCTTAATTTTTATGGGGGCCGTAATGCCTGAAATCGTAAAAACGCTGTCCTTCGACGAGACAGAAATCAAATTCACCGGTGACGGGAAACAGGGGATTTTTGAAGGCTACGCCTCTGTTTTTAATAACACCGATTCCGATGGCGACATCATTCTGCCCGGGGCGTTTAAAAATGCACTGGCGAACCAGACCCGCAAAGTGGCGATGTTCTTCAACCACAAGACGTGGGAGCTACCGGTTGGTAAATGGGACAGCCTGGCCGAAGACGAGAAAGGTCTGTATGTGCGCGGTCAGCTGACCCCAGGACACAGCGGCGCCACCGACCTGAAAGCGGCAATGCAGCACGGTACCGTTGAGGGGATGTCGGTTGGCTTTTCGGTTGCGAAAGACGATTACAGCATCACTACCACCGGCCGCATTTTTAAGAATATTCAGGCCCTGCGTGAAATCAGCGTTTGTACCTTCCCGGCCAACGAACAGGCTGGCATTGCAGCCATGAAAAGTGTCGATGGCATTGAAACGATCCGTGATGTGGAGAACTGGCTGAGGGATTCAGTCGGGCTCACCAAATCACAGGCAGTTGGGCTAATAGCCCGGTTTAAGTCAGCGATTCGGAGCGAGTCCGAGGGCGACGGAAACGAAGCACAAATCAACGCTCTGCTTCAGAGCATCAAATCTTTCCCTTCTAATTTAGGTAATTAATTATGTCTGAACTCGCTCTCATTCAAAAAGCTATCGAAGAGTCACAGCAGAAAATGTCCCAGCTTTTCGATGCGCAGAAAGCAGAAATCGAAAGCACTGGCCAGGTTTCTAAGCAGCTGCAGTCCGACCTTTCGAAAGTACAGGAAGAACTGACTAAATCGGGCACTCGCCTCTTCGATCTTGAGCAGAAGCTGGCCTCCGGTGCCGAAAATCCGGGTGAGAAGAAATCCTTCTCCGAACGCGCTGCCGAAGAGCTGCAGAAGACCTGGAACGGCAGCAAAGGCAGCTTCGACGCGAAAACCTTTAACAAGTCGCTGGGCAGTGATTCTGATTCTGCAGGCGGCCTGATCCAGCCGATGCAGGTTCCAGGCATCATCATGCCGGGCCTGCGTCGCCTGACCATTCGTGATCTGCTGGCGCAGGGCCGCATTTCCAGTAACTCCCTGGAATACGTCCGTGAAGAGGTGTTTACCAATAACGCCGATGTGGTGGCCGAGAAAGCGCTGAAACCTGAATCGGATATTACCTTCAGCAAGCAGACCGCGAACGTGAAGACTATCGCCCACTGGGTGCAGGCGTCACGTCAGGTTATGGACGATGCACCAATGCTGCAGTCATACGTCAACAACCGCCTCATGTACGGCCTGGCACTGAAGGAAGAAGGCCAGCTGCTGAACGGCGACGGCACCGGGGATAACCTGGAAGGTTTGAATAAAGTGGCAACAGCCTATGACACCTCGCTGAATGCCACAGGCGACACCCGCGCTGACATTATCGCTCACGCTATTTACCAGGTGACGGAGTCGGAGTTTAGCGCTTCCGGTATCGTCCTTAACCCGCGTGACTGGCACAACATCGCGCTGCTGAAAGACAACGAAGGCCGCTATATCTTCGGTGGTCCTCAGGCGTTTACCAGCAACATCATGTGGGGCCTACCAGTGGTTCCGACTAAGGCGCAGGCCGCCGGCACCTTTACGGTGGGCGGTTTTGATATGGCCTCGCAGGTGTGGGATCGCATGGATGCCACCGTGGAAGTCAGCCGTGAAGACCGCGACAACTTCGTGAAAAACATGCTGACCATCCTGTGCGAAGAACGCCTGGCGCTGGCGCACTATCGCCCGACGGCAATCATCAAGGGCGCTTTCTCTTCTGGCTCATGATGGAGGGGGCGGGGTGACCCGCCCTTTTAACGTATGGCGATAGATGTTCTGGATGTCATAGGCCTCCGCCTGTTTAAGCAGCAGATTGAGTTTGAGGAAGACGACAGGGACGAGCTGATCACCCTGTACGCTCAGGCAGCTTTTGACTACTGCATACGCTGGTGCGATGAACCAGCATGGAAAGTTGCAGCTGATATTCCTGCAGCCGTTAAGGGCGCCGTTCTCCTTGTCTTTGCTGACATGTTTGAACACCGCACCGCGCAAAGCGAAATACAGCTATATGAGAACGCTGCAGCAGAACGCATGATGTTCATCCATCGCAACTGGCGCGGTAAATCTGAACCTGAGGAGGGCTCCTGATGGAACCTGGACGATTCAGGCACCGGGTAAAAATTCTCACCTTCACGACTTCGCGCGATCCATCTGGTCAGCCGGTTGAATCTTGGACAGGTGGCAACCCGCTCCCGGCTGAGGTAAAGGGGATCAGCGGCAGAGAGCAGATGTCAGGCGGCGCGGAAACGGCGCAGGCAACCATTCGCGTCTGGATGCGCTTCAGGGCTGAGCTGAACGCCTCTTCTCGTCTGGAAGTGCTCAGCGGCCCGTATAAAGGTCAGGTGCTAAATATCATCGGTCCTCCTGTAGCAAATGCTACCGGCACTCGCCTGGAAATTCTTTGCAAAACGGGAGCCGAAAAATGATTGAGACGAGCCTCGATTTTTCCGGGCTGAATGACATCGCAAAGGATCTGGAGGCGCTTAGCCGCGCTGAAAATAACAAGGTTCTGCGTGATGCCACGCGCGCCGGTGCCGAAGTGCTTAAGGAAGAGGTGATCGCCCGCGCTCCGGTGCGTACCGGGAAACTGAAAAAAAACGTGGTGGTGGTGACCCAAAAAAGCCGTCGCCGCGGGGAAATTTCTTCCGGCGTCCATATTCGTGGCGTTAACCCGCGCACCGGCAACAGCGATAACACGATGAAGGCGAAGAACCCGAGAAACGCCTTTTACTGGCGATTCGTTGAAATGGGAACCGTTAACATGCCACCGCACCCTTTCATTCGTCCCGCGTTCGATGTTCGCCAGGAGCAGGCGACGGAGGTTGCGATTAGGCGCATGAACCAGGCCATTGACGAGGCATTAAGCAAATGACGGAAGAAGATCTCTATCCTCTGCTGGCGCCGCTGGCCGGAGGGCAGGTTTATCCCTACGTTGCGCCGCTCGGCAGTGACGGGAAGCCTTCAGTCTCGCCGCCCTGGGTAATTTTCTCGATTATTACCGACGTGGCCGCAGACGTTCTTTGCGGTCAGGCTGAATCTGCCGTTTCTGTGCAGGTTGATGTCTATTCCAGCACCATCGCTGAAGCGCGCACGATCAGGAATATGGCGCTTGATGCACTGCAGGTGCTGAAGCCGGAAAGCATTGTGAAAACGCCGGGCTATGAGCCTGATCTGCGCTATCACCGGGCAACGCTCGAATTTCAGGTAACCGTTTAACTTTACCCACCATAACAGACCGCTCCGGCGGTCTTTTTTTTAACTGGAGAAACCATGACCAGTAAGTATGAAGTCACAAAGGGGATGACCTTTGCCGTCTCCGACGCACCCGTAACCGCCGAGGATTTTAACGCCTCAGGTTTCCCGGGGGCTGGCATTACCTGGCTGGAAGCGGCCTGTGCAACAAAGGAGATCACCTTCACCGGCGGGCAGAAAGGGGATATCGACGTAACCACGCTTTGCTCAACTGAACAGGAGCAAACCAACGGCCTCGCCGCGCCTGCTGAAATGAGCATTACCCGTAACTGGGTTGGCGATGAAGCAGCACAGGAGGCACTGCAGACTGCTTACGAAAATGACGAACTGCGTGCGCTGCGTGTTGTGTTCCCGTCTGGTAACGGTTTCTACGTGCTGGTGGAGGTACGCCAGAGCTCATGGTCTGCTGCAACCTCTTCCGTTGTTGGCGCTACCTATTCTCTGCGTGTACGCGGCAAACCTAAACGCATCTACGCGTCTGGTTCCTGAGCGGCTTCGGCCGCTTTTTTTATCCCTTCGATCATGTAACAAGAGAAAAATGAAATGCCGCAAAAAACATCACAGAATTCATTACGCAACGTGGCGCTTACAGCATCGAAAGCCTACCGCACCAAAGAAGGTATCACGGTCCCTGAATGGGATGGCGCAAAGGTAACGCTGCGTGAACCCTCTGGCGATGCCTGGGTGAAATTCCGGGAGATCGTTAATCCCCAGCTCGCCGAGGGCGAAGAGGCACCGACGCTGACGGAGGCGGAAAAGTTTCTGCGTAACAAAGAGGCTGATGTGGTTCTGTTTATTGACGTTCTGCTGGATGAAAACGGCGAGCGAGTATTCAGCGATGAGGATCAGGAGCAGGTATCTAAAATTTATGGTCCTGTGCACTCCCGCCTGCTGGCTCAGGCCCTCAACCTCGGCATGAGCCAGGAAGAAGCGGGAAAGCCGTAAAGCAGCCGCTGACCTTCTTCCTGATGTCGCTGGCGCTCCGGTTGGGGCGTACTCTCCACGAACTGCGCCAGACCATGACCGCCAGCGAGCTCAAAATGTGGATCGAGTTCGACCGCATCAGTCCGATTGGTGACTGGCGCGCCGATGCTCAGGCAGCGCAGATCTCCGTTGCAATGCTGAACTCTCAGGGCGGGAAATTCACCATTCCTGACGTGATGCTGAAATGGGGTGAGCAGGAAGAAGGCGCTGAAGTCTCTGAACTTGAAGAATGGATGTCCAGTCTTTGATGCCCGCGGCTGCGGGCTTTTTTATGGGTGAAATATGGCAACGCTGCGCGAGCTAATCATCAAAATTTCGGCGAACTCTTCATCTTTCCAGTCAGAGATCGCCAGAGCGTCCCGCATGGGAACCGATTACTACCGCACTATGGAACAGGGCGGGAAAAAAGCTGCAGCGGCCACGCGTGAAACTCAGCGGTCTTTGGCTGACCTGAATTCTCAGCTTGCAACCGTGCGATCTTCTGCTGCCGGGCTTGCCGGTGCTTGGGCTGGTGCATTTGCCACGCATCAACTGGTTCAGTTTGCCGATACATGGAACCAAATGAATGGGCGCTTGCGGCTGGCATCAACTTCTACAGAAGATTTTGCTGCAGCACAGCGCACCCTGATGGACATAAGCCAACGCACAGGCACATCGCTTACTGCCAACTCGAATCTATATAGCCGTATTGCTCAGTCCATGCGTTCAGCTGGTTACGCTTCTGCAGAAGTAGCGAAAGTAACCGAAACTGTCGCAACATCCCTGAAGTTATCAGGGGCCAGCACAGAAGAAGCCAGCTCCGTTATCACTCAGCTCAGTCAGGCGTTAGCGTCTGGTGTTTTACGTGGCGAAGAATTTAACTCCATCATGGAGAACGGGGGAAGGCTGGTAAAACTGCTGGCTGATGGCCTGGGTACCACTGTTGGTGGTCTGCGTAATATGGCCAACAACGGCGAGCTGACCACAGACAAAATCGTCCCGTTGCTAACCAACGTCGAGATCCTGCGTAAAGAGTTCGATACCCTTCCTGCATCCATCAGCGGATCTGCACAGAAAGTGCAAAACGCCTTTCTCGCATGGGTTGGCGGGGCGAACGATGCCGTCGGCGCATCATCCACTCTTTCTGGCGTGCTGGATGGTCTGGCGAATAACATCGATGATGTGGCAAATACAGCCGGTCTTCTGGTTGGTGTTGGCCTCGCTCGTTATTTTGGCAACATGGTCGGCAGCGTTGCTCAGTCAACCCGGGCAGTGCTCGCTAATACGGCCGCCGAGGTCGCGCTGGCGCAGGCTCAGGTTCGCGGCGCTCAGGTTAGCGTTGCTGCTGGTCGCCAGGCTGTTTACCGCGCTCAACAGGCGCGCGCAGCGGCGACGAGTATTGAGGCTCAGATTGTCGCTGAGCGTAATCTTGCTGCAGCTCAGGCATCACTGAATACGGCGCTGGCTGGCAGAACCTCTGCAGCTAACAACCTCACCAATACAGCCTCGGTGATGTCCCGGCTGGGTAGCGGGGTGCTGGGTATTCTCGGTGGCTGGCCTGGAGTGATTATCGGTGCTGGCGCTGCGATGTATGGCCTTTATCAGCATACCCAGCAGGTGCATCGTGAGGCAGTCGGTTTTGCCAACAACCTTGACGAGATCAATGCCAAGCTCCAGCAGATGTCGGTGCTTGGCCTGCGTTCGACCGCGGCTGATGCCCGTACATCTTTACAGGCGCAAAAACAGGACCTGGCCGACCTCGACTCTCAGATCGCGAAGGTGAAAGACAGCCTTAAGGCGGTTGATCAAATCCAGCAGGACTACAACCGCCATCCGACGCTGACCCTGATCAACACCTTCATGGACCAGGCCGACATCACGGCCAAAAACATCGAGCTGACTGATAAGCTGAACCAGCTGGAGTACCAGCGCGAACAGGCAGCTTCAAAAGTCGAGCAAACTCAGAAGCTGGTTAACCAGGCCAGTGATCTGGCCACGCAAAAGGCTATCGAACAGGCTGGCGCTGTCTCAATCCTGAAAGGTGCGTATGACCTGCTTAACCGCTCAATGTCAGCGACCGCTGGCGCCAAGCCGCCACAATATGCCGGACCCGTCGTTTCACTGGCGAACGCAACACCGCAACAGCAAACCGCACTGGAGCGCTCGCGCCGCGATAATGAGCTGGCCAGCTTAAGCGGATTAGAGAAACTCCATCAGCAGCACGTGTATGAAGCAGAAGACCTGAAGCTGACGGGGGCGCTTTACACCCAGTACATCTACAACAAGGATCAGGCAGCCAAAAAAGATGCAGCGGCTGCGGAGGCAAAAAAAACCGCTACCGCCGCCTCGAAAGCACAGAGTAAAGCCGAGCGTGAAGCGGCCAGCACCGCCGAACAGTATTCCCGGAAAATGGCCGATCTGAGTGTGGCTATCGACGTGCAACGCGTCAGGGCGACGGAAGGCGAAAAAGCATCCGAGCTTTACGCGGCATCGCACCAGGCAGGCACTAAATGGACCGACGAGCAGCGCAGGGCGATCCAGGCATCATCAGCAGAGCTGGCAAAATGGACGCAAAAAGCCGACGAGAACGTGCGCAAGCAGCGCGAACAGGCTGATGCTCTGAAGGATTTAACTGAAGCGGCCCGAAAGTTCAGGGATGAGGCGACGCTGACAACTGAAACCGCAGGCATGAGTGATCGCCAGCGCAGCCGGTTCGATGAGACGCAACAGATCGACCGTGTTTTTGCTAAAACGGACGGCGGCACCGAGGCCATCGCACAGCGCGCAGCTGCCCTCGATGCTCTGGATAAGAAATACAAGGCTATTGCAGCAGCTGAAGCGGATTGGATGTCCGGAGTATCACGCGGCTATGCAAACTGGTTTGATGAAATCAGTAACGTATCCGGCACGGTTTCTGATGGGGTGAAAACCACACTCGAAAGCGCGTTTGGTAACGTCACCTCAATGCTTGAAGGCAATAAGGTTAGCTGGAAATCGTGGGGTATTTCTGTCCTGCAGATTATCGAAAAAGTGGCTCTGCAGATGGCGGTGGTTAGCGCGATGGGTGGGGCCTCTTCCGGTTCTGGCATCTTTGGCTCACTCATCGGCAGTGTGGGCAGCTTCTTCGGGGGCGGGGCGGGAGCATCAGCCAGCACCGGTACGGCGGTTTCCAGTTACGGATCGAACTTCCAGTTTAACGCCAAAGGCGGCGTTTATGACTCTCCATCCCTGAGTGCTTTCAGTAACGGGATCGTCAGAAACCCCACCATGTTCGCTTTCGCAAAAGGCGGGGCCGGAATCATGGGCGAGGCTGGCCCGGAGGCAATCATGCCGCTGACCCGCGCGCCGGATGGTTCTCTCGGTGTTCGTGCGGTCGGAGGTGGCGGCGGTCAGTCCGTATCGTCGGCACCACAGGTTTATATCACTATCGATGGCAACGGCAACACCTCAACGCAAACCTCACCAGGCCTTGAGCAATTTGGTGCTGAAGTCGGGAAATTTGTCGATCAGCGATATAAGCAGAATGTAATGCGTGATATCCGCCCCGGCGGTGACATCTGGAACGCAATGAAAGGAACCCGATAACTATGGCCATTGAAACTTTCACCTGGTGCCCACGAATTAACGCGGAGGCTGATACAAATTTCCGCGTCAGGAAAGCACAGTTTGGTGATGGATATGAGCAGGTTTCAGGGGATGGATTGAACACCAGAACTCAGCAGTGGACGCTTAACTTCACTGGCAACGAAACCTACATTTCTGCCATTAAGTCTTTCCTCGACAGGCATGAAGGAACGAAAGCCTTTCAGTGGAAGCCGCCGCTCGAACCTTTGGGTTTGTATCGTTGCGAAACGTTTAAACCCACAGGGCTGGGTGCGGGGAAATTCAACCTTGAAGCAACATTCATCCAGGCATTTAAACCATGAGCTTATACGCAGACTATCAGAAGCTTGAATCCGGAAACGATGTTCGTCTGATTGAGGTGGACGGTTCTTCCTTTGGGCTAACGGACGTTCTCCGCTTTCACAATTACAGCATTCCCCACACAGAAGCGGAAATCATCGCCGCTGGTGGGGATGAGTCCAAGCTTCCGGCGAAACCAATCTGGTGGCAGGGAAATGAATATGCCGCCTGGCCATATCAACTGGAAGGTCTGGAGAAATCAACCAGTGGGAGCAATGCAACGCCATCACTGACGGTTGCTAACATCGAAAGCTCCATTTCTGCCCTGTGTCTTGCGTATGACGATCTGCTGCAGGCGAAAGTCACTATTCACGACACAAAAGAGAAATATCTCGATGCCAAAAATTTCGCAGACGGCAACCCCACAGCAGACCCGACTCAGGAAAAGCTGCAGGTCTGGTATATCGACGGGAAAACGGGCGAGCTTGCCGGTGAAACCGTTGAATTTGTTCTGTCCAGCCCGATGGACCTGCAGGGGCAAATGATCCCGACGCGACAGCTTCATTCCCTGTGTACCTGGTGCATCCGGAATAAATATCGTACCGGCGACGGCTGCGACTATGCCGGCACCCGCTATTTCGACAAAAACAACAACCCGGTAAGCGATCCGTCGCTGGATGAATGCAACGGCACGCTGACAGCCTGCAAACTTCGGTTCGGTGAAGATAACGAGCTTTCGCATGGTGGGTTCCCGGGCACGTCTTTGATCAGGAGTTGATATGCGTCAGAAAACCATCGATGCGATTATGGCGCATGCTGCAGCTGAATATCCTCGCGAGTGTTGCGGCGTGGTGGCCCAGAAAAGCCGTGTTGAACGTTATTTCCCGTGCCGGAATCTTGCCGCGGCGCCAGAGGACAATTTTGTCCTTTGCCCCGAAGACTACGCAGCTGCTGAGGACTGGGGAACGGTGATCGCCATCACTCACAGTCACCCTGACGCCACTACGCAACCGAGCGAACTGGATAAAGCGCAATGTGACGCAACGCTTTTACCCTGGCATATTGTGAGCTGGCCGGAGGGGGATTTACGCACTATCCAACCGCGTGGGGAACTGCCGCTGCTGGAGCGTCCGTTTGTGCTTGGCCACTTCGACTGCTGGGGGCTGGTAATGAGCTATTTCCGGCAAACGCACGATATCGAGCTCCACGATTACCGGGTGGATTATCCCTGGTGGGAAAACGACTATCCGGACAACTTCTATCAGGATTGCTGGTACGAGTGCGGATTCCGTGAATTCGACGGGCCGCCGAAACCTGGCGATATGGTGATCATGCAGGTGCAGGCTGATAAGTGGAACCACGCGGGTATATTGCTGGAGGGCAATATGCTGCTGCACCACCTGTACGGTCACCTGAGTCAGCGCGTGCCGTATGGTGGATACTGGCAGGAACGAACGATGAAGATTCTCCGTTACAAATCTCTGTGCTAACCTTTTGCAAAACGAAAAAAGGGGTTAGGGATATGAGGAAATTTCTTTCGATATTAGCGTGTAGCCTGATTATTGTTGGTTGCACACCTTCTGAAAAGGATTTTATTGACATGGGGGAGTCCTTGGTCAAAGACACCCTTAAAGATCCGGACAGTGCCAAGTTTGAATCATTTTTCCGTGATTTTGGTGAAAATTCTGGATATGTTTGCGGTTATGTGAATGCTAAAAATTCATACGGCGCATACACGGGTAAAAAACCATATTATGTGCGGATTGAGGTCAAAGATGGAAAGGTCAATAATCATGGACCAATCATCATTATTAATGACCAAGACCAGAAGAAAATTGATTCCTATGAGTCAATCTGTCAAAGGGACTGATGTGCCATGAAAAAGATTATCCTCCCAATTTTTATCTTCCTGCTGATGGGATGTTCTGTTTCTTCACTAGAAGAACAAAAACCTATCCTATCAGAGCATTCAACAAAAACTGTTGATGAGGTTAATCGTTGCCTTGCTCCTAAATGGGTGGAGCTACGATCTTCAAGCTCAAGCATACCCACTGAATCAGGATACAAAATCACAGCATCAGACGATATATTCGGTGCTCTTTCAGTGGTGAATATCGATAAATCAGCGACAGGCGGAAGCGATATAAAGGTTTATGCCGTCGCGAAAGGATGGAACGACCACTGGGCTAAGGCCGCCAGATCATGTCTTTGAAAACCCTAAAATAATCTAAGCCACCTTCGGGTGGCTTTTTTTATGGAGAATGAAAATGTCAGAGGTTATGACCAGAATTGAGCTCGGCGGTGTTTTGGGTAAAACCTACGGGAAGGTTCACCATCGTCTAATAAGAACAACCGCAGAGGCGATCAACTCACTTACAAAAACAATAGACGGGCTGGAGAAATTTTTGATAACCAGCAAAGCAAGGGGCCTGACCTACGCCGTCTTTAAAGATAAAAAAAATATCGGAAAAGATGATTTTGGTTTTCCGGTAACAGGTGAAGTTATTCGAATTGTCCCTGTAGTGATCGGAAGTAAAAAAGCTGGAGTTTTACAGACAATTCTTGGAGCTGTTCTTGTCGTTGCGGGGATTGCAGTTGGAATGCTTTCTGGTGGAACACTATCTGCTGTTGGTTACGGAGCCGCGAAGTTTGGTGCAGCTATGATCGCTGGTGGAGTTGTTCAGATGCTTTCGCCTCAACCCGGGGGCCTGGCCAGCAAACAAAGCGCAGATAACCGTGCATCGTATGCGTTCGGCGGGGTCACAAACACCGCCGCACAGGGTTACCCGGTTCCGCTCCTTTACGGCCGCCGGCGAATCGGCGGGGCAATTATTTCCGCCGGGATTTATGTCGAGGATCAGCAGTAGATAACAAACCTTTTTACAAGCCACCTTCGGGTGGCTTTTTTTATGGGCGCGATATGGCGAATAAAATTACCGGACGAAAAGGGGGGAGCTCCAGTTCCCGAACTCCTACCGAACAGCCTGATGATCTGCAATCTGTAGCGAAGGCAAAGATCCTCGTTGCGCTTGGGGAAGGGGAGTTTGCTGGACAGCTCACCGGGAAGGATATCTACCTGGACGGAACGGCGCTGGAGAACGCCGACGGCTCCCAAAACTTCAGCGGCGTTACGTGGGAATTTCGCGCGGGTACACAGGCCCAGAAGTACATTCAGGGCATTCCCGGTACCGAAAACGAAATCAGCGTGGGAACCGAGGTAACGAGCGCTACAGCGTGGACACGAACCTTCACCAATACACAGCTTTCAGCGGTTCGTTTACGTCTGAAATGGCCATCGCTTTTCAAGCAGGAGGACGATGGCGATCTGGTTGGTTACTCGGTTAATTATGCGATTGACTTGCAGACGGACGGCGGGACATGGCAGACAGTCCTCAATACCAGTGTGACCGGGAAAACGACCTCAGGTTATGAGCGTAGCCACCGTATTGATTTACCTCAGGCGGGCAGCACCTGGACAATCAGACTACGCAAAATTACCGCTGACGCCAACAGCGCGAAAATCGGCGACACGATGACGCTACAGAGCTTCACTGAGGTGATTGATGCGAAATTGCGATATCCGAACACCGCGCTGCTGTACATTGAATTCGACTCCAGCCAGTTTAATGGTTCTATACCTCAGATCTCCTGTGAGCCTCGTGGCCGCGTTATTCGAGTTCCTGATACTTACGACCCAGAAACCCGCTCTTACAGCGGGACATGGACCGGGGCGTTTAAGTGGGCATGGACGGATAACCCTGCGTGGATATTTTACGATCTGGTTGTTTCTGACCGGTTCGGCCTCGGTCACCGTTTGACTGCTGCTAACATCGATAAATGGACGCTTTATCAGGTCGCCCAGTATTGCGATCAGATGGTGCCGGACGGTAAGGGTGGCGATGGAACAGAACCACGCTATACCTGCAACGTGTACATCCAGGACCGAAACGACGCTTATACAGTCCTGCGTGATTTTGCGGCCATATTCCGTGGCATGACGTACTGGGGAGGCGATCAGATCGTTGCTCTGGCCGATATGCCCCGTGATGTGGATTACAGCTATACGCGCGCTAACGTTGTTGGCGGTCGCTTCACCTATTCAAGCAGCACCACGAAAACCCGCTACACTACAGCGCTGGTTTCATGGTCCGATCCCGGTAACGCCTACGCTGACGCGATGGAACCCGTATTCGAGCAGGCGCTGGTGGCGCGGTACGGCTTCAATCAGCTGGAAATGACAGCCATCGGCTGTACCAGACAGTCAGAAGCGAACCGAAAGGGGCGCTGGGGTATTCTCACCAACAACAAGGATCGCGTTGTTTCGTTCGATGTCGGGCTGGACGGAAACATACCGCAGCCTGGCTATATCATCGCTGTGGCAGACGAGCTGCTTTCCGGAAAGGTTATGGGCGGCCGCATCAGCGCCGTTAACGGTCGCGTTATCAAACTTGACCGCGTGGCAGATGCAGCAGCAGGTGATCGCCTTATTCTCAACCTGCCTTCCGGAGCGTCGCAGAGCAGGACCATTCAGGCCGTGAACGGGGAATCAGTCACAGTCACCACGGCATACAGTGAGACGCCACAGGCCGAAGCTGTTTGGGTGGTTGAATCTGACGAGCTCTACGCGCAGCAGTATCGAGTTGTCAGCGTTTCCGATAACGATGATGGCACTTTCTCGATTACCGGCGCATGGCACGACCAGGATAAATATGCCCGTATCGATACCGGAGCCATCATTGACCAACGGCCGGTGAGCGTGATCCCGCCGGGCAACCAGTCGCCGCCTGCGAATATCGTGATCAGCTCGTTTTCCGTGGTTCAGCAAAATATCAGCGTCGAAACAATGCGCGTGAGCTGGGACCAGGCGCAGCACGCTATCGCCTATGAAGCGCAATGGCGCCGCAACGACGGGAACTGGGTTAACGTGCCGCGCAGCTCCACCACGTCATTCGACGTCCCCGGGATTTATGCCGGGCGCTACCTGGTGCGCGTACGCGCAATCAATGCCGCAGAAATCTCGTCCGGATGGGGCTATTCAGAAGAGAAAACGCTGACGGGGAAAGTGGGCAATCCGCCGAAACCGGTCGGCTTCATCGCTTCTGATAATGTGGTTTTCGGTATCGAGCTGAGCTGGGGATTCCCGGCGAACACCGACGACACGCTGAAGACGGAAATTCAGTACAGCCTGACGGGGACGGAAGACGATGCGATGCTGCTGGCAGACGTACCCTATCCGCAGCGCAAGTATCAGCAGATGGGCCTTAAGGCTGGGCAGATTTTCTGGTACCGCGCTCAGCTGGTGGACCGCAGCGGCAACGAATCAGGTTACACAGAATGGGTGCGAGGACAGGCCAGCATAGATGTTTCCGACATCACAGATGTGATCCTGGAGGAGATTAAAGATTCTGAGGTATTTAAGGATCTGATTGAGAGTGCTGTAGACAGTAGCGAGAAACTGGCCGAACTTTCTGATGCGATTAAGGAGAACGCAGATGGTCTGGCTGCAGCAGTAGGTTCGAATAAGCAGACAGCAGAAGCAATCATTGGCAACGCCCTGGCTATTGCTGATGTTGTTGTGCGCCAGACTGCGCAGCAGGGGGCTAACTCTGCGAAATTCGAACAGCTCCGGGAGGTGATCGCTACTGAGACGGAAGCGCGCGTCACGGATGTTACTCGTCTAGAGGCGAAAACTGCACAGAATGAAGCGGGTATTACTGATGTTCGCCAGGCGTTAGCTACGGAAACTGAAGCGCGCGCTTCTGCGGTAAGTCAATTGACGGCTACCACTCAGGCCGCATCTGACAAAGCTGATTCAGCAGCTGCTGTAGGTGCTCAGAATACAGCATCAATCACTGACCTTAGCCAGGTTGTCACGGACCTCGATTCCTCAATGGCATCACGCCTGGAAGAGCTGGGTGCACAAACTGATAAGGCCAGCGGCGGTATTCAGAACAATGCTATCGCGCTAATAACGAGTACGCTGGCGCAGGTTGATCAGCAGGTGAGACTCAGCGCGCAGTACGGTGACAGTAAGGCCAGCATCGATCGTATTGATAATGTTATGGCAAGCGACAGGGAGGCAACAGCGCGTTCGCTGCTGAGTTTGCAGACTGACGTGAACGGCAACAAGGCAGCAATCAACAGCCTGAACCAGACGTTTTCCAATTATCAGCAGGCCACGGCCACGCAGATAAACGGCATTACGGCGACCATCAACGGGCACACTTCAGCGATCACCACCAACGCGCAGGCCATTGCGAACGTCAACGGCGACCTGAATGCGATGTACAGCATCAAGGTAGCTATTGACTCAAATGGCAACCAGTACGCAGCAGGAATGGGCATTGGTGTTCAGAATACGCCATCCGGCATGCAATCACAGGTGCTGTTTGTGGCTGACCGTTTCGCGGTAATGGCGCAGGCTGGTGGGGCGGTGTCGTTGCCGTTCGTAATCCAGAACGGACAGACCTTCATCCGGGATACGTTCATCCAGGACGGTACCATCAGCAATGCCAAAATCGGCAGCTATATTCAGTCTTCAACATGGGACGGCACCGGAAATGTTGGCTGGCACATCAACAAGTCTGGCTACGCGACGTTCAATAATGTGACCGTTCGTGGCTCGATTTACGCCACAAACGGTAATTTTTCTTTCAATGGCTCCGGCAACACAACGGTGATTAATGGTAATGGCGTAACCATTAATATTCCGGGTGGAGGTCGCATCGTACTGGGGACATGGACATAAAATGCCTACAGGATTATTGATAGAACTTAATGACGGTGGAAAACGAATGGAAATAACGGCGGGCCTGCGGTGCCCGTCGTTTGGTGCAAGCTTTGATACTGGCTACCAGAAATCAAAGTATGTGGATATTGCCGGTTATGTTTCAGGTGCGCAGGTGCTGTTTATACCGCATGCGACTGCCTATGTTGATGCGGGGCTGTGGCATAAAATGAATTCCATCACCATCTCTGGTGGCAGGGTTACGCAGAATTCGAGAATGCAGGCTCTGGGCATTAGTGAAAGAGATAGCACCTATACGTTTCCCGGTAGTGTCTGGCAGATATTTCCGACAGGTCAGCGAAGCGGGGTGGGCCTGCTTATCAGCGACAGTACTGACTTCACCTCGATAACCAATGCCACGCAGTCAGGGCAGTGTATCTGGAAGGGGACCGTCAATGTCCCCACTGGCGGCTGGGCAGTTCCCACAATAGCGGGATACGACAAGTCCAAATATATCGTCTTTGGGCGCTGCAATAGCGGTAACACAGTCGATTTCGATGGCAACACGGTCAGGTTCTTCAGCCCTCCATCCACCAACGATGACGCTCCGACAACCGGCACGATTGATATCGTCATACTCGCCAGTGGTGTGACGCCGCAGCCGGGAACGGGGCTAAACATCTTCAATGCAGCCGGGGCCTGCACCTTTTCAACCACAAAACGACCTTTCGTATACCTCAATCAACTTTGGTCGCCTTCTAAAAGCGCTGTGAACATAGGCAGCGGGTATGTTCCGCTGGGCAGGTTTGGGTTAATGACCCATGAGGTTAACGGGGTATATGTGTATCGAATGTTCGGTATAAAAATTCAGAATGGTTACGCTTCAGTTCAGGGGGGCAAGTATCTCGGGCGCGAACAATATGCCATTTTTGGTAATGACACGGTAACGCCCCTCAATCTTCCCGTTCTTCCCGATATGTACGTCTGAAAAATATCACCCTTTAAATGCACCCTCGCTCCGGCGGGGGTTTTTATTGCCTGGAGAAAACATGATTTATACCACCGGCACTATCGCCATCAGCGGAAACACCCTTACAGGTACCGGCACAAATTTTACTGCTGCGGGCTCACTCATCCGCAACGGCTGTACTGTTATCGCGCTGACCAGCCCAGCGCAGGTTTTCCAGATTACCGCGATTGGAAGCGCAACCTCTCTCACCGTTACGCCAGCTGCTAACCCTGCTATCCCTGCTGGAACCAAATATTCCATTTTGCTGAGCGACAGCCTGAGCGTGGATGGTCTGGCGCAGGACATTGCTGAAACCTTCACGATGTACCAGCGCTACATGAGCGGGTTCGCTGATGTGATGAATGGTACTACAGACATCACCATCACGATTAACGGTGTGGCTGTCACGGTACCGGGTCAGAAATCGCTGGCGAAGAAAGGGGCTAACAGCGATATAACCAGCCTAAGCGGCCTGACTACCGCGCTCAGTATCAGCCAGGGCGGTACAGGTGCAAAGAATGCTGCTGACGCTCGCACAAACCTCGGTTTGGGTAGTGCCGCTACCAAAGATGTCGGCGCGAATACTGGTAATGTCCTGGGAGTTGGATATTTTGGTTTCGGAACTCCAACTATTAACGTTTTAGGAAGTACCGAATCAGGGTTTTATGGTATTGACGGCTCTGGTACTGCCTGGGCTCCGCAAGCAGGATCGGGAATTGTATGCGGGTATGACCCAACTCGCCGACAGCAAATATTTACAGGAGCATCCGGTAATCTTTTTGTAAGAAACCTCGCCGCATCTGCAATGAACACCTCATCATCCACAATACCGTGGACGCAGATGCAGGCGGTTGGGACATCTGATATCAACTTTAAGAAAGATATCACTGAACTTGATACGGAAATCGCGCTGGCAAACATCGATGCGATGGAGTTCGTATCGTTCAGGTATAAGGATGACGACAGTGAAGCAGTACGCCGTGGTGTAATCGCGCAGCAAATTGAAAAGATTGACCCGGAATACGTTCACAGCGCCGAGGGAGTGGGCAAAATGACCCTTGACCTTAACCCATTGCTTATGGATGCTCTGGCCGCCATTAAGGCACTTAACGCAAAGGTAGAAGAACTTAGTAAACAGGTTGATGAGCTAAAACAGGGTGGAGCTTGATATACCTGAAGACAGCATATTGAAACGGCTTCGCTAAGAAAACCGCCGTCCGACTTAAGAAAGAACGGGCGGCGGCTGGTTGCTCAGTGTTCATGCCCGAGCAAACGCGGGGAATATTACACGATAGATAGTTAAAGCCCAACCTGGCGAACAGTAGGAGACTCAGAGGTCAGCCACATGTCAGAATCTTCAAACATCTCCTCCAGCATGCGGTTTAACTTTTCACGATCGCTTTTGCTGGCGTTGCTGTTTAAGGCGTTCGCCTGCATCGGCTTAACCTTCACTTCTGCGTCAGGGAAAATCTGGTGCACCCGTTTCGTCAGCTCTGCCAGAATAATCTCTCTGGCGCCAACCAAACCATCAACATTACGCTTGTCATAGACCAGCTCAACGAACATAAAGACCTCCGGAAACGACTGTATTTTTAAAGAGAACTTATACTGGTTATTTGTACAGTGTCAACGGTTGGGTATATAGCATTTCAGAAGAGATCCATGGGGCATGGATGGGGCAAAAAAATTGTTTTTGAGACGGTTTGGGGCATGGGTGGGACATTTTTACTCATATGAACTTTGGTGATTTTCATATGAAGGGAATTTTATGTGATTGATAATTCTAAAGAATACACATGCTCTTGGGCGTTCTTTAGTGATTTTTAAAATTGCCGCGTCACGCAGTTAAAGTGTCGGGCATACTCTTCAAGGCTGGTAATACCCAGGCGCACCCATTTCGGGTGCGACCACTGGGGCAGGCCCACGTACATCAT